CTAGCATGGTCCAGGTGTCCTTGCCCGCCTGTTTCAGGTAGTAGGTGCAGTTTGTACCGTCATACTTGAAGCGCAGGGAATCGCCAACCGTGGCCTTGATTCCGGTGTTACTGACGGTCACACCGTTGCCGCTCAGCTCATAGACCATGTTTGGGTTAATGGAGAGTGACATGAGCTTCCCGTTATAGGGGGAGCCAAACAAGCCGAAAACGTATTGACCGCTATCGCTTGTGATAGTTGCTTCAGCTACAAGGGGCGCGCCTAGTTTAAACTGTGTGCGCCCGGTCTGCGAAAGTGGCCCGCTCTTAGTCTTGGCTTTCTCAGTTTCTGAGGCTTCCTCAGTGTAGGCCCACCAGTCGCCAGCGTTGCTTTTGCTGTCTGGCAACAAGGCTTGCACGTTGTGAGTTAGATTAATGGTAAGCCCGTCAGCGCTGGAGCCAGTAACATTATTGACTACCAATTTGTAGCCGCTTTTTTCGGCGGACCAGCCATTATCAACTAGTTTTGGGATAATTGACTTCATTGGGGGCAGGGTAGACAGTAGTTCGCTAAGATCGTCCAGGTCACCGGCGCTATATCCTTGGTAGCCAGACCCGGTCTTGATGAACACCAAATACACCACAGAGCCGGCCTTGTTAGTTAGCTCAGGCGGGGCAGGAACCCAAGTAACATTAGCCGGGTGGGTTAGGTCCACAATACCCGGCTTAGACTTGGTTAAAATAACGGTCTGCACGTTAGCGGCGGGCGCAAGGGAATACGTGTGGGTGTCGCTAATGTCAATGGTTTGTTCATTGCTGCCCATAGCCCCGGACTTGAGGGCGTCCAGCTTCCGGTTAAGTTCGTCCAACTGCTCCTTGGTTAGCGAACCGGGGTCACCCTTGGGTCCGGGTAAGCCCTGTTCGCCCTGTGCGCCCTGTGGGCCTTGCGGGCCAGGATCACCTTTAGGGCCGCGTTCGCCAGGGTCACCCTTGGGACCCGGCGCGCCACTGCCAGACGTGGGAATAGAGTTGCGGACGGCGACAATATCTTCAGCGTTTTTCCTGGCCAGGGCCTCAACCTCACTAGCCTTATTCAAAGCAGAGTCGGCCTTACCTGAAACAGTTTCTACCGTTCCACTTAAAGTTTCTGCCTTAAGGGTTGCCTGCTCGGCTTTGCTGGTTGCGGCCTCAGCCTTACTTGCCGCCGACGTGACCGCCTGATTAAGTGCTGGTAGCTGCGTTGCTACATTATCCAGGGCCGCTAGCTTGCTTAAAATGTCAGGTGGGATAGACACGTTTTCGTCACCGCTATTCTGTAAATTGTTCAGGTCATAGACGCCGCCCTGTTTCAGGAAAACGTCAAACTCAAGCACTTCACTAAGTGTTTCAACAAGCACATGGTAAGCCCACTTGCTGCTTGGGGTTACACCCGGGCCTAACCCCACTAAGTCAATGTAGGGGTTGCCTTTACTGTCACCAATTGCCCCACTGTCGTTAATGTAGGCGGTTTCGCTACCGCCAAAGAAAACAGCCCCATTGTCTGTTTTGGCTACACCCTCAACAGTGGGGGTGAAAGTGATTCGGCCCCGGCGGCCCTGCAAGCCGGGGTTTGCAAAACGGCCAATTACGCGGGCATAGGGTGCCGCCGGGGCTTCAATCATTCTTCCTTTTCCTTATCTTCCTCAAGCTTTTCGATTCGCTCAAACAGTCTTGCGTGTGTAGAGTGACTGTTGCCTTGCGTTGCCGCTAGACGTTCGTCTAGCGTGGCTATTCTTCGATCTATTGTGCCCATGCGGTCGGCCAGCTCAGAAAATCGTTCAGCGTTTTTTAAATCCGCCCTATCAGTACGCGCTTCATTTTCCTTGTTAAGCTCAGTAATCATATCCATCACCGCCGCTTGCATTTCAGCAACCTGCGTCACATCGTCACGTAAGTTGGTTGAATGGTGGTTGGTCACCTGTTCGCGCGTATCTTCAATGGCCGCTTGCATATGGCTGATTTGCGCGGCTTGCCTTTTGTTTCGCCGCCTACCCAAGTAACCAGTGACACCGGTTACTGTTAACGCTGAGACAAACGCGGTTAGCAGCGTTGCTAGCGCGTTAATTCCCTCGGCTGAGTTGATCGGGGCGAGAGGGGCGGCGGCTAAAGGGATCAACACCGCCCCTAATGCACCAACCAACATTGTTAGCCCTCGCTGTTCTCTGAAACCTCGGGGGTTTCCGTTCCCTGCCTATGCTTAGGGAGGATAGGCTTAGTGAACGGCGTGTGCCAGGAAGAGCACAGAGCCGAAACTAGGCCAGCAAGGATAGCGAACGACTCGGGGGTTAGCAAAGCCTGCAACCCGTGCGTGTCAACACCATATGCACCTAACACCACCAAAACGGCGACAATAAGGCGATACAGTGCGGCGCGCTTATCCTGAGTAAACAGTTCTTCACGATGCTTAGTCATTATGCACACACCCTCCCGGCGTTTAGTTCACGCTGAATTGCCTTACCGGTTTCAACCCCGGCGTAACCATCAACGGTAACACCAAGCTTGCGTTGCCAAGCCTCAACGGTGTTGGGGCCTAGAATACCGTCAGATTCAACACCAAGGCGGCGCTGAACTTCTTCAACCAGTAGAGAGCCGCCGCCATCGTATTCAATAGCGGTGAAGCATTCCAGATTGTCTTCGTTTTCCTCATCCTGGCCGCTAATGTAGCCGTCGACAGACTGCCCAAGCAGTAGCTGCATACGCCCAATAGAGTCGTTGCCTAACCAACCGTCAACAACAAGTGTGCCGTCTTTGTTGGTGGAGCGAACAGGGTTAGGGGTAGCGGTAGGGGTAATACCGGTGCCAGTGTATGCGGGCCTGATAATGGCACAAATATCGTCCCAGTCACGGGTACGGCGATAGACGCCACCACCGTTAGACTGCGAACCAGCATTACCGCTAGAGGTGTTACCCTCGATAGTGGCCACATAATCAGGGTATGCCGCCACTAGAAAGCCGGTGTGGTCTGCCACCCCGTCATTGTCCCAGTCGAAACATAGGACGTCACCGGGTAGTGCGTCATCAGGGCTAACCAGTCGCCCAACGGCGCGGGCGTCACGGATCATCCAGGGTACGTAGGCGTACACCTGGCCGTTGCCAAGTAGGCTGGTGCCCGCTTCCGCAAGAATGTTAGAAACGAACATTGCACAGAAAGGCACGCCACTAGAGGCAAAGTAAGCTGAGTGGGTTTGCTGCGCGTACCAGCGCCCATACTTGGACCCTTCTAGGGCGTCATCCCAACGGCTATAGCCCACCTCATCGGCGGCATAGCGTAACACGTCTGCTGCGGTAGTCACTGTGCAACACCTCCAACAAAGCAGTCATAGACATTGTTAGCGGCCTGAATGTGAATGTCGCTAACATCAATGGGAACAATATTGTCGGGGCCATCGCCAAATTCAGGCATAGAGGCCATAGCCGCGATTTCGTCATCAATACTAGTCATACTAAACATTATACAACGCCCCTTGTCAGATGTTCCACGTAATGGAAGCGTAGTAGTCGCCGGGCGGGAATTTACCGCCGCCGCTACCTGCAACTACCTGTAGATTGTCGCGCACAACGCGCAACGAGAAGTTACCCACCTTTTCGATAAACCCAACGGCGGTGCCGTCTCCCTTAATCGAGATTAGGGGGTTAAGTTTCGCCACTGTCATTATTTGTCCGCTAGAGAAACTCTGCTGCGAACCGGTTAAGCGAAAGTCGGCGTGGATCATTGCGCCGTTACGTTCCACACGCACATAATACAAAGTCCACCCGCTTTGCACTGTCAGGCCGCCGTTAGGGAGCTTCTGTCGAACCCCACCCAAAACGATTGCGCGCCGGTTAACGATAGTGACGGCCACGCGGTCACCCTCAATTGCGGTGCCTAGAATCTCCACCCCATCGGACAACACGCCGCCACCATCCAAGGTTACCGTTGCGGGCTCGACACTATCGAGCACACCCCATCGTAGTTGCATTGCCGCGTCAACTTTTGCGGACAATTCGGCTAGGGTTTCAACCAGAGTTGATAAATCTGTGGGCATTGTGATTACCTCAATTTCTTTTAGGGTCGTATCAACCAGCGCGGTTGGGTCTAGAGTGTATTTAATTTCCTGGATAGTGGCCTTAGCCCTGTGGCCTTGCGAGTCAAACAAGACAACCTGGTTAGGGTCCAGGGCTAGGGGCGCGTTCTTAATGTCAATCTTGCCGACAGGTGCGGAAAGCTCTTGCAACTTGCGTTGTGCTTTAGCAAACAAGGTGCCTGTACTGTCTGCCTCAATCCCGGTCTCTGTGTGGGTGATCCAGCGTCCCCGCGACTGGTAGGAGTAGGGCGAGTCAGGGTTTTCATTGCGGGCAATGCCGGTGAGAACATGTTTATCTTCGTTGTCACCGCCACCGCCTGCCGCGTTACCAACAAGCACAACCTGATTAGGGACACCAAGAATATCTTGTTCGCGCGTCCACTCTGCGGTGTGTAGACAGTTAGCGCCCTCAACAAACATCCACGAAATGCCGCGATCTTCCGGGAGAGTGTAGGGGGTGATACAGAACGCGCCGGAACCATCCGTATAGAGGCCCCAATAGTTAATAGCGTCTAGTAGGTCGTTGATTATTTTAAGGTAGCTGGTGCCAGCGTCCCACACCATAGCTGAACGTAGGAACTTTTGTTTATCGGTTGCGATAATGTTTGTTTCGCCCTGCGCTTCGATCAGGCTTTTAACTAGAGGTACAACCGCTGTGTTAGCCGGAACGCTGTAGGGGTATTGTGTGCATGACTCGCTCAAAATAGCGAGCTTGCCTAATAGCTCAACACTGATAGTGGTTTGTGCGTCTGTGTAGCTTCGCTTCGGGGAGGAATATAGGAACACGCCCAACGGCCACGCGTACCCGTTAACCGTAGCGTCAATGCGTACACGCTCGCTAGCAAAGTTAATGCCCTGCCCAGTGTCGGCTATCTCAAGAGACGCGGACGTCCTTAACTGTGTGGTAGCAGACACAGACACGCTACCACTAAGCACTTCTTTCAGTTCGCCTATTTCGTGTTCGAGTCGGCTAAGCCGGGTAACCGTGTACTTGGTTACCCGGTGCCCAACCCAATCTACACTGTTAATGTCCATGCGGGGCTTCAACCTCGGTTACATCAAAACTAATATTCCATGCGCCGTTAACGTCACGGGGTAAACTAATTTCGCCTAGAGACACCCACATTCGCCGCCCCATCGGGTCACGGTACAGCATAACCTGCGGGGTTAACGCTAGTTTCTCTAGGTCTATTAGGCTTTGGTATTCTTCGTCTCGCACGTCGGCGGTTACAGAGATTGACCGCTCATATTCACGGCCAGCAAACAGTACGCCTTTTTCCCGGCCTGCGAACCGCTGCACTTTGCGATTAACCAACCCAGCTTTTAGCGTGTGTTTAGGTTCCCACGGGAACGCAACGCCGGGGCTTGCACCGTCTGATATCCAGATAGCTTGCGAGTCTGCACTAACTATATAGTCAGTGTGGGCTGAAGAGGGTAGGTCACTTATTGCTTCTACCCGGTAGAGCGTATCCCCATTAGATAGGGCCGTGTAGTCTGTGTAGGTAGTGTCTAGTGGCACTAGGGCGGCAAGTACTTCCCACGTAGCGCCACCGTCACGGCTAGCCCATACAGTGTTTGTCACAGCCGCCACATTATCGGCGCTGGTGGGTTGCGGGTTACTAATGGTGAGGTTCACACACCCGTTAGTTTCATCCCATTTGCCAGCGGCCACGGGCGCTAAAGGCATAGCGTACTCTACTTGGAACGCCGCCTCGGCTACGTTCGACCATAGCCCAGCGCTAGACTTGGCGCGTAACGCCACACGCCAGCGACTACCGTTCGGGAGAGGGGTTGCGAACTGCAATTTAGTGTCAGCCGTTTCGCTGGTTTGGGTTTCAACCAAATTCCCGTTAGTGTCATACAGTTTGCCTTCGGCGGCCACCTGTGTTGCCCCGGAGGTTGTGATAAAACGCCAGGTCAGGTTTAGGCGCGAAGTTTTCACCACCGGAGCACCTAATACGGCGAACCCTAGCAGCACGCTAGGGGGCGTGTCTACGTTAATGTTAGCCACATCCGACCAAGGAGAGGCCCCAGGTTCTTCACCTGGCTTAAACAAGCCCCACGTGCGCACCTGCCACTCCCAGCGCCCCACGGCAATCAAAGGCAGGGTGGTTGTTTGAGTAGCGCCAACCGAAACAGTTTCCCAATTGGTGCCACCAATAGCCCTATAGCGTACTTCAGCCTTTTCTTGCTCTGAAGTATCCCTTGAGTTATGTTGCCACACTAGGGGAATGTTTGTGGGCGCAACGGTTTCTTTAGGCCCCACAATAGTTGGCGCCGCTGGTGGTTGCAGCGGGGGGAGCGTGTTTGACTGAGTATAGGGCGACACCTGCGCCTTGCCGGGGGATGCTAACGCCACATCCCACGACATTTCCCCGGTGGGGGCGGGTAGAGTAACAAACTTTGTCCCCGCCCCATACTCGATTTCAGTGTCGCCTTGCTTGACAAGCACGACCGGCTCATACCCTAACCTGTTTGCCCAAGTCAGGTAGACGCCGCCGTCTCGACTGTACTTAACATTCACACCGGTTGGTGCATCAATGGGCATATAGAGTGGGTCAGCGGCGGGGACACGGTCAGACACACCTACAGGGTTCCAGGTATGAACATAATAGGTGTAGCGTTCATTGCGGGCCGCTGCATTATCCGTCCAGCTAGTGGGTTTGCCTTGCAGTGTGGCGACACGAACTAGTTTCCCGTCGGACCCTTGACGCTCGATACCCACCGCAAGGACCGGTTTAACGCTAGTGTCATTGTTAACCCACGTCACATAGGGACGCCCCTTGACAAGGACGGCCTTAACATTGCTTGGCCCGCTTGGGCCTTGAATAGGGGTAGCCGGGGTACCGCCACCGCCACCGCTTGTTGCGCCGGTAACCTGCACCGTGTGCGTGTACGAAACAGTAGGGTTGCCGCCATTCCAGATCGGACCCACGCTAGCGTTAAACGTGTAGCTTTTAGTTCCATTAACCGCCACCGTGATTGAACGTGAACCAACCTCGCGCGTCACAGACCCGTTGTAGGGGCTGGAAAAACTAAACGGGATATCGGCCACAATGGCGCCGGTGGCGTGTAGTACGGAACTAAAGTTGTGTCCGTAGCCGTCGCTTGAAACAAAGTAGCGGGCAGTAAGCGTAACCGTTTTAGTGTTCGCGGTAACTGTTGCCGGAGACTGTGACACGTTCACGCCGACAAACAAATACCCGCTAGACGGGCTCCATTTAGCCATGTTCTATCTCACACCTAAAATTTCATTAATCTTGCGTTTTGATACGGCGGCATTAGTGGGGGCTTCCCTCACGTCCAGGTAGGCGTCCATGTCCTTACCGCCAACGTTGAGAGTCACCGACAAGCCGTTAAGGGCCTCAACCAGTGACGCCCTATCAACACCCTTGTTTTTGAGTGTCTGCCACTGGTTGGATGTGAACACCGGCTCAGGCTTCCCAGTCTTGTTGACTACAGTCGTAATGCCGGGCCTCAGCCAGCCGCCTTGGTCATATTTGAAGTGGCCATAGTTTACTGCACCGTAAACGCTGGTTTCGCGTACGGGAATACCAAAGGTGGGGGCCTCAATGATACGGCCAGGGCCAGACACAACCGCGACGTGGTGCGCGCCACCAATGCCGGGCGCGCCACCCCAGAACGCAAGGTCACCCGGGGCGGGGGAACCAATCGGGGAAGAATTAGCTTGGAAAGACGACGCCGTGTGGCGGGGGACATTCTTCCCCATTTGACGCAAAGCCCACACGATAAGGCCGGAGCAGTCCACACCGCCGGGCACGTTCACGCCACCCCACACATATGGGGTGCCGATAGCCTTGCGAGCTGTGTTGACAAGGTCACCGCCGCCAATCTTTTCAGTTTCACCCTTAAAGATTTGCTTCAGACGATCAAACCACATGGGCGGCATAGCCTTAACCATGTCGCCAACAGCGCCGGAAGTCACCTTACCCAACAATTTACGGGTAGGGGCGAGCACTAGTTTCTCAATAGTTTCGAGCGGGTGCATAAAGGCATGGCCGATAGACTTTGCCTTGTCTTTGGTCCAGTTCCAAGCCTTGCCGGTCTTGTCTGTAATCCAACCCCAAGCGTCACCCAGGATACCGCCGTCGGCGAAAGCGGTTTGCCCGGCGTCGCCACCATAGCTGAAAGCGTGCCCGCCGCTTTGGATAGCCAAACGGTTCATGCGGTGTACAGCTTCAGGGCCACCAACAGCCTTAACCCACTCGGGGCGCATGATAGCTTCACCGCCGCTAAGCTCCAAAGCCCCACCGGTGGGGGAGTAGAATTTGTGCACATCCCGACCCGGAGTGTAGCCGGGCAGAACACCACCGGACGCAAACCCAGCCTTAATGTCAGGTAGGCGGGTTTTAATGCCAATCGTGCTAGCCGCCGTGTTAAACCAGGTCTTAAGGCCCTTGTTGTATACAGTATCAATGACAAATCGGACGGGGGTTTTAGCGGCGTCCTTGATACCGTCCCAAGCCTTGCTAACAACGTCACCCATTGTTTTAAAGCCGGACTTTATACCGTTCCAGAACGTGGTGAAGATCGGGGCTAGATTGTCGCGGTACCACTTGCCGACAGCATCAGCGCCAGACTTGATAGCGTCCCAGGTTTGCTTCAACCCGTGGTCCCAAACCCATTGTGCTACGGCGGCCATGCCCCTAAACGCTGCCTTGATAAGCTCAATGTTCAGGTTGATAACCCAAAGTAGAACTTTGATACCGACCTTGATTAGCTCAAATACAGGGCTAATAATCCAGTCCCATACCCATTTAAGCACAGCCCCAACAGCCGTGAACACTGCGCCGATAATGTCGCCGCCAACCTGGAATGCCACCTTGAGTGCATCCCAGCCGACCTTTAGGGCGGGCACGACATAGTCAACGAAAACTTGCTTAAGAGTGTTGAACCAAGAAACAAGTTGGTCAAACAAGGGTTTGAGGTAAGGCATTAACTCATTAACAAGCTTCACGCCCTCGTCATACAACCATTTAAAAGCGTCAATGACTAAAGACAGTGCCCCAACGCCAAGGCTACCCAAAGCAGAGCCCAGCCACTCGAAAAACGGTTGAACCTTCTGCCAAGCTTGATCCGCATATTGCTTAAAATCGTTGAAGCTTTTAACCATTTTATCGGCGAACGCCTGCACCTTCGGCATAGCCTTATCAAGTGCGGGTTTAATAGAGTCAAAGAAACCAGCGAGACGCTTAACCACGCCACCCATTACAGAACCAGCCAAATCAAGAATAACCCCAATTAGCCAGCCGATTGTTGCCCCAAGAATTTTAAAAGTTGGAATTAAAATCGGCGCGATGAAGTCCCAAAGCTTTTTGAACCCATCAAAAACAGCCTTGATCGAGGGGAATGTGCGGGCAAAGGTGTGTGACAGTTTGTCGAAAATTTCCCCCAGCAACCCGCCCGCGAACTGTTCAACCATGGCGAAAACGTCTACAACAACATCTAGCACGTCAACTATAATGGGTAGTACAGATGAACTAATTGTGGCCACAGTCCTAGTTAGAGCGCCTTCAGCCTTGCCGGTTCCCTCCACAATTGGCTTAATTAGCTTGTCGATCATGCCGCCAAACACGTGGCCCGTTGAGGTTCCGAAAGAATCTACGAATTTGTGCAGCTGCGCGCCGGTAGGGGCTAGCTTCTGCCCAAGCTTTCCAAGTTCATCGCCAAGGCCAGCGACAGAGTCCCTAAACTCTTTAGACTTCACCCACGCCAAAACAACAACGCCAATGAACGCGCCAACCCCAGCTGTTAAGCCCGTGAACATGCCGCCAATGATAGGCAGGTTAGGGAGGATAAAGCCCAGAGCCGCGCCAATGAAAGGGATAGCGTCAGCGAAACCAGAGAACGCCTTGCCGCCGTCCTTGTTGGCTACGTTAATAAACTTGACAATTTCGTTAAAGAACGCCTTGGTGTATTCCTGCACTTTCATGATTACGCCAAGGATGCGCTCATAGCCGATAGCGTCAATAATCTTAGCCAAACCGCGTTGAATCTGGTTCTTTACGTTACCCCACGCGGTTTCAATGCCGCGTGTGGCTGACTTGGCCTGATCTGTGAATGACGCAAACCCGTTAACGCCTTGGCTATTGAGTTTGATTAGTGCGGCGTTAAAATCGTCAAACGAAACCGTGCCATCTTTCATGGCCGTATACAGTTCTTGCGAATTGTGCCCAGCACCTAGCAGCGCTTCTGCGATTTGGTTTAGCTGCGCGGGCATGACTTCCATTAGGGCGCGGTAGGACTGCATGTCCACCTTGCCCTTAGCTAACTGTTGCGTGTACTGCACGAACGCGCGGTTAGCTTCAGCAGCACCCTTACCGCCAGCAAGCAGAGCGTTGTTAAGGGAGATAGCCACGTCAGAAACATAGGACATTTCTTTGTCTGGCATGGCCGACTTCAACGCAACAGACATATCGGTCATGTCATTAAGCTTGGTGGGCAAGCCGGTAATGGCCTTGTCCATCTTGGCTAAGGCGGCTGACGCATCGTCAGTAGAGACGCGCATGTTCTGCATGATGCGCGGGAAGTTATGGGCCGTGTCTACACGCTCAATAGCCCCGCCAAGTTGTGAGGCGATAGCCGCCGTAAGCGCGCCAATAGCCGCAAGACACCCATTAACCGCCGTGTTAAATGAGGCTTCCAAAGCTTTTCCGGCTTGGCCAGCAAAGAACCCAACCGTGTTCCCCATAGCCTTTAAAGGGGCCAGCAAGTGTGAAGAGGGGTTGAAAGCTTTAAACTTTTCAACCATCCCACTAATAGACTTGCGCGTTTCTTCGGGCAACACGTTGAACATGCCCTGCGCGCCCTGCTTGACAGCGCCCTTAAGTTTCCCAATAGTTCCTGTGGTGTTGCTGACAAGCCCATACAGCGTTTGGGCGTGTTCAGTCGCAAGCGTTTTGATAGCGCCGCCCACGTAGCCGACAGCGCCGCTAACGCCCTTACCAATCGTTGAGGTCAGGTTGCCCAGAGAGGAAGTAAGCGGCTTAAACACTTCAGAGATAGCCCCAAATGCTTTAGAGAAAGGGGCGGTGATCTTGCCGACAATGTTAGCGACGGCGTCATGAATCTTGCTGAAATGTCCCTTGACGCTATCGGCGAGCTTTGAGGCTGATTCTTTTATCTTGTCGAACACCTCGCTAAATTTAGCTTTGACCGGTTCGATAGCTTTTTTGATCTGATCAGCTAGACCATAGAACGCATATGTGAGCTTGGTTNNNNCAAGCGGCGAAACGGGATCGTTAAAAGATCTATAGTTGCCGCCGCCTTGACCGATTTCACTATCACGGCGTCAAAAGCGCTGTTAGCTTTAGTTTGAATTTTTTCAAACTCGGGTGCAAGGGCTTTACCAAGCTTAGAGTCGTTAAAAGCTTGTTTTAGCCGCTTACCAGTTTCAACAGCGCCCACGCCCACCCCTGCGAACGCGGCGCTAATGCCCGCCATTTCCTTAGAGACACTAGCGCGGATACCGCCAATGTTCAGATCTTCTTTTATACGCCCAAAGGAAGACTTAATAATGTTGCGGTTAAGCTCACTCCAATTTGAAGTGATGCGGGTGATGTTCTCACCCATTTTCTTATACTCGGCCTTGAGTTCCGGGGAGGCTTTTTGAATGTCTGCCCTTAACTTGGTGACAAAGCCGCTAGCCATGTTGTATTTTTTGCTAGCGTCTCTCCAAAGCTTTATAATGGCTTCTACCATCCGGTTACCCAGACGGGATGCGGCTTTTTCCCACTTCTGCTTTTCGCCGCCGAACGCCTTGTCAAGGGCTTCAGCCGCGCCCTTAACCGTGGGCACGATTGACACATAAGTGTTGGCTAACTCAATATATTGTGTCTTCGCCATGCTACCTACCTAACGTTTAAAACTTGGCCCCACTCTGAACATTATGAATAAAATAACCGGCGGTTAAAAATATTTGATCCGTGCTATTCAACCAGTTCAGGCGGGGCCAATACAAGAGCGCTCATTGCTCAATATTGGGAACTAGACCGTTGGTTTGCCGCTTGTTCCTTGTTTTAATTCTAGCAATACGTGCCTTTTCCAGCATGGCCTTGGCGCGCAGCTTTTCGCGCCACCCAATCTCGGGGGGCTTAGGCTGTTCGGGCATATCGCGTTGTTTAGCGTCAAAGCCGCTAAGCACTACGCATGTTAACTTCCATAGCCAACTATGTAGCGCGTGTTCTTCGCCGGTCCATGCGTTCGGGCCAC